CTAACACTTAACAGGAGTATCAGCATGACTATTTATACCCACAAGCACCACATCATTCCCAAGCACATGGGCGGCACGAACGACCCGTCCAACCTCATTGTTCTTACTATAGAAGAACATGCCCAAGCGCACTTAGACCTATACAATGAGCACGGATACACACAAGACCTTGTTGCGCACCGGATGCTGTTAGGTCAAATCAATAAAGCGGAAGCGATCAAACTCTTACAGAAAGCGCCCAAGTCTCTGAGTTGGAAGAAACAGATGTCCAAACGTGTGACTGGTGAAGGTAATCCTATGTTCGGCAGGACTATGTCTGATGAACATAAGAAAGCCATGTCTAAGAGAAAAATGGGTAATCAAAGTCCCGCTAAACATTATATCGTAACCGATCCCGAGGGAAACACGCATGAGGCGTACAACCTCGCTAAGTTCTGTAGAGAAAATAATTTGAATCAAGGTAACATGGTCAAGGTGTCAAAGGGGAAATATAAACAGCACAAAGGTTGGCGTTGCCAATCGTTATAAATAAGTATGAAAATGGAGTTGGCTAGACGCCCTTAAACAGGATAACCGGAATGGCACTACAATCATCACAACCAGACAATAAAAGTTTCCTATCCCCGATAGGGTTCAGATTCGCATGTAATCGTTTACCACATGTGAATTACTTTTGCACTGCGGCGACCATTCCAGATATAGCTCTGGGGGAAACGTCTTCCATCGAGAACCCATTTATCAAACTGCCCATTCCTGGCGATAAGCTGACCTTTGGTAGATTGGACTTGACGTTCCGCGTTGATGAAGATATGAAAAACTTTAGAGAGATTTATGACTGGCTAATCGCCCTTGGATACCCTGACAACTTCAGTCAGAGAGGAGCTATCGGCAGAACCCAGTCAACAGTTGGTGATGTTTATTCTGACGGCTCGCTGTTGATAACTTCAGCAAATATGCAGCCGAATATTGAGATCAAATTCACCGACATGTATCCGTCCAGTTTAACTGCATTGGAGTTTGATATCGAGAACACCGATGTCGAATATCTCAAGGCGACAGTATCGTTTGCTTATAGGAAGTATGAACTGACAACAATCGTGTAGTATGAAGTATGATCCGCGCAGAATATTGAGCGCACTATATTAATGAATGGAGTGACTTGTGAACGTAGAACAAATAGTAAGTGAGTGGAACAAAGATTGCAAAATTGACGAGACCGAACTCGGCTCGGAAAGCGCAAAAATCCCCCAAATCCACAACAAGTACCTGAAAATTTACATGGGCGAACGTGTTGCCATGTATAAACTCAAGGGCGAGAATAAAAAAACCCGAAGAATCCTTCTCGAATATTATCTTGGCGAACTTGATCAGGACGAACTCGATCAGCTGGGCCGCCAACAATTCTATAAAAAACTACTGAAGAATGAAGTCGACACATACATCGAATCTGATGATATGATGATATCAGCCAACTTGCGCCTGGGAATGCAGGATGAGAAAGTTGCCTACCTTGACGCAATAATAAAGAACATAAACAATCGCGGATTCCAACTAAAGACAGCAGTGGATTGGGCGAAGTTCACCACAGGTTAATTATGGAACAAATAAACATATACAAGAAAGATGAGGTCTATCTCAAAATTGAGTGTGATCGCGGCATAGCTATGGAGCTTTCTGGGTACTTTGAGTTTGAAGTTCCTGGGGCATCGTTCATCCCATCTGTACGCAATAAAATGTGGGATGGTAAGATACGGCTGTTCAATGTTAACACAATGCAGATATATGTCGGATTGATTGAGAAGATTAAGAAGTTTGCTTCGGAGAGGAGTTATGAGGTTATTGCCCACGACGGGATTGAAGACACAATAGACATCCCGCTGAACGGCCTAAATAAGTTTCTAAGCGAAGGAACTTTCAAGCCGAGGGATTATCAGCTAAGAGCAGTTGCTCACGCTGTTCGCAATCATAGAGCTTTGATTCTTTCGCCGACCGCCTCCGGTAAGTCGTTCATCATCTACTGCTTGCTGAAGTATTATCTGAGGAAGGAGTGTAAGAAAGCTCTGGTAATTGTCCCGACCACATCACTTGTCTCACAACTTAACAGCGACTTCAAAGACTATTCAGAAGAACTACAGTTCTATTATACCTTACTTGTTACTGGAGGTAAAGAGAAATCTTCCGATGAAGCGAAAATAATTATAAGTACCTGGCAAAGTATCTACAAACAACCAAAATCATATTTTGATCAGTTCGATATAATAATAGGTGACGAAGCTCACCTATTTAAAGCTACGTCTTTGACCAAGATTATGGAGAAGATGACACACTGTAAGTACAGGTTTGGCTTCACGGGCACACTTGACGGCACAGTTACTAACAAGCTTGTGTTAGAGGGATTATTTGGCCCAGTTATGCGGGTAATTACCACTAAAGAGTTGATAGACAATGAGACCCTCGCCGAGTTTCGTATTAAGTGCCTTGTCCTCAAGTATTCAGAGTCAACGCGGAAGGGTGTAGTCAGGTCAACATATCAAAAAGAAATGGACTTCCTCACCTCGCACGTGAAACGAAATAACTTTATTAAAAACTTGACTTTGACACGAAAGGGGAATACACTTGTATTGTTCCAGTATGTCGATAAACATGGTAAACCGTTATATGAGCAGATCTCAGAAGAAGCAGCTGATGGTCGTAAAGTATTTTTTGTGTATGGAGGCGTAGATGCCGAAACAAGAGAAGAAGTCAGAGCAATCACCGAGAAAGAAAATGACGCAATTATTGTCGCGTCTTATGGAACTTTCTCCACTGGTATTAATATTAGGAACCTCCACAATATCATTTTTGCCAGTCCTAGTAAGTCAAGGGTTCGCAATCTTCAGTCAATAGGGCGCGGACTTCGGAAGGGCGATAACAAGGAGGTGGCAACACTATACGATATATCTGACGATCTGTCGTACAAGTCATACAATAACCACACGTTAAAGCACTTTGCCGTTAGGATCAAGATGTACAACGAAGAGTCTTTCGATTACAAATTATATAACATAGGGATTGAGAATGACAATTAATATGATTAAGTTGGTGAGCGGCGAAACTATACTTGCTGAGTTGGTTCACGAAGAAGAAATGCACCTCAGTATAATTGATCCCATAGAAATCAAAACAACTCTGAGGAACAATGTACCAGTCATGATATGCACCATATGGGTTCCCTTGTCTAAGGTCGTGAACATTTTCCACCTGAAACAAAGTTCAATTATTTTGTCTACAGGGGTTGACAATGACATGAAAGTATACTATAATAGGTGTATTGAAACAATTCGTGAGTCGGCGTCAGAAGACCGTTCGTTTTTGTTTGACTCAAAAGAAGATGAAATGACTGAAAAAGAAATTCATGACGTCATAGTAAGCATGCGACAAGGTGCAAATACAGCAATACACTGAGGTAGAATTATAATGTCGAGAGAAGCAAAGAAACGCCCATACTATGTAGACAACAAGAAATTCTTTGGCGCTATGTGCGAGTTCAGAGAATCCGTGTTGGCTGCTAAGGAATCCGGCGCGCAGAGGCCGATAGTTCCGAATTATGTCGCTGAGTGCATCATGAAAATTGCTACGCATCTTTCATACAAACCGAACTTCATCAACTACACGTTTCGCGACGAGATGATATGCGACGGCATTGAGAACAGCCTCCAGTACATCGACAACTTTAATCCGGAAAAGTCAAATAATCCATTTGCGTATTTCACGCAGATTATCTATTATGCATTCCTCAGACGCATCCAGAAAGAGAAGAAGCATCTGTATGTCAAGATGAAATATTCTGAACATACTAATATTCTTGGTGAAACTGCGGATACGCAAGGTCATGATAAGAGTGGCAACTTCAACGACAACGTCAAGTACAGCGAGTGGACTGAGGAATATATGAAGGGATTCGTGCGCGATTTTGAAGAAACCAAACGCAGGAAGATTAAGACGCGTACCGTTGAGGCTGACAAATGATTTACGGGTTTACATGCAGCACATTCGACTTGCTTCACGCAGGTCATGTCCAAATGCTCAGGGATGCTAAGCAGCAATGCGACTATTTGATTTGTGGCTTACAGATTGATCCGTCTGTAGACAGGTCAGAAAAAAATACTCCTGTCCAAACTATCGTCGAGCGATACACGCAACTTCAAGCTTGCACGTATGTTGATGAGATTATCCCATACAGCACTGAGGAAGACCTTCTTGATATTCTTTCTATGTATAATATAGATGTGCGTATACTTGGTGAAGAGTATAAAGACAAACCATTCACAGGCAAAGACCTTTGCCGAAAGCTAGGCATTCAGCTATCGTTCAATAAGAGGGATCACAGATTCAGTTCTAGTGACCTTCGCAACCGTGTTAAAGGTTGCAAGAAATAACTTTACTTTTGGCTAAATCTAGGTTATAATATATCATTAAACAACTGTTAATCGCCCCCACGGCGGTCTGGAGCACCTGACGATGAAGATTGCACTCATTACTGATACCCATTTCGGCGTCAGAAACGACAATGTGAATTTTCTTGATTACTTTGACCGGTTCTACACCAATGAATTTTTCCCCGAAATTAAAAAGCGCGGGATTGATACCATCATCCACCTCGGAGATATTGTAGACCGCAGGAAGTATATTAATTATGTCACCCTTCGTCGAATGAAGGAGATGTTCATTGACAAATGTACTTCTGAGGGAATTGAACTCCACGTTATCGTGGGTAACCACGACGTCCCTTACAAAAATACAAACGATGTTAATTCGATGCGCGAGCTGTTCGATAAGGGTAATGTGAATTATTACTCTGAAGTGACAGACGTCAACTTCGACGGTCAAGACATATTGATTGTGCCGTGGATAAACAATGAAAATTATGCGTCAACAGTCGCAGCTATGGCTAGTAGTCCTGCTCAGGTGTTATTTGGACATTTGGAAGTTGCCGGTTGTCTGATGGATCGTGGCAATATGAATGAGCATGGCATGAAGATCTCTGACTTTTCAAAGTTTGATTTAGTCTGTTCAGGGCACTTTCACCATAAGTCGTCGACAAAGAATATTGAATATCTTGGATGCCCTTATGAGTTGACGTGGGCCGATTATGGCGACCAAAAAGGTTACCATATATATGACACGTCCGATCGCTCTCTTGAGTTTGTTAGAAATCCGTACTCCATGTTCAACAAAGTATTTTATAATGAAGACGGCAAGACCATGGAGAACATACTCGATACGGACTTTGATGGCTATGAGAATGCATATGTCAAAGTGATAAAACAGAATTGTGATAATCCTTATTGGTTTGATTTATTCATTGATAAGCTCTACAAGTCAAATCCGATACACATTCAAATCGTAGACGATCATATGAATCTGAACCTCGAGGATGATGAGGATATTGTGAACGAGGCTGAAGATACTCTCACAATACTTTCTAAGTATATCGACACATTGACTGACACCGCTCCAAAGAAAAAGCTTGACAATTTGGTTCGTTCGTTATATAATGAAGCATTAACTGTAGAATAGGGGCAATATCGCATTATAGTCTTCAGAAAACTGAAATGGATGAATTTTCTCAGCACCGGTAATGTTGCGACCGTCATTGATCTTGATCGGTCGCCGAGCACTGTCATCACCGGAGAGAACGGTGCTGGGAAGTCGACCATACTCGATGCCCTGACATACGGATTATTCGGCAAGCCATTCCGAAAGATCAACAAACCTCAGCTGATGAATAGCGTGAACGATAAAGACTTGAAAGTTGATATTGAGTTCTCAATCGGTAAGTCTGAATATCTAGTCAAGCGTGGTATGAAGCCGCACTATTTCGAGATCTATAAAAACGGTAAGATGGTAGACCAGCCAGGATCTGTCCGCGATTACCAGCTTTTCTTAGAGAACCAAATACTCAAGCTTAATTACAAGTCTTTCACCCAAATTGTGATTCTTGGTAATGCATCCTTCACGCCGTTCATGCAGTTGTCTACTCGTGACCGCCGCGAGGTGATTGAAGACCTCCTTGATATTCAGATATTCTCGACGATGAACACTCTATTGCGCGATCGCGTCTCCGACAACAAACGTTCGCTGACCGACGCGAGCTACTCCATAGACCTGATTCAAGAAAAGATCGAAGTTCAAGAACAATATCTAAGGAAGGTGGAGAAAGATGTGGCTAAGCACGTCTTCGACCTAAAGGAGGAAATAGCGACATATAAGGACTCATACGCCTCCGCAGAGGGACTCTACGTCTCTCTTACTGCTGAAGTGGATGCGTTACTAGGCTCTATCTCCTCTAAAAGTAAAGTAGAAGCGAAAACCAAGAAGGTTTCTGAACTGCTCAATAAACTTCATGATAAATCTGCCAAGGCTACAAAGCGTGTTGGGTTTTTTGAGAAGAATGATAATTGCCCGACCTGCGAGCAGATCATCGCTTTGGATATTAAGAATCAAAAGATTGCCCAAACGGCTGGTGTTCTTGAAACAACCGAAACCGCTCTTGTTGCGCTGAAGGATGAGTACACAACCTTGAGCGAGGAGTTGGCGAGAATTGAAACTGTTCAATACCAGATACAGGATGCGCAGAATAAAATCCGAGATTGTAATACACAAATGGGGTTGTATACATCGAGTATTGCCAATCTAGAAGGTAAGGTCGTTGATGCCGAGAATGTCAACTCCACAGACGATACCGCGCAGACAAAACTTGACACTATGGCTGATGATCTGCTCGCATACCAAACTCAAAAGAAAAGTCTAGTTGAGCGCCGTGAAGTGTATTCTATCGCTGCTACTATGCTGAAGGACGGGGGCATTAAGTCAAAGATCATTAAGCAATACGTCCCTATCATCAACAAGCTTGTGAATAAGTATCTGTCGGCTTTGGACTTCTTCGTCAACTTTGAATTGGACGAAGAATTTAACGAGGTCATCAAAAGTCGTCACCGCGATGAGTTTTCCTATGCAAGTTTCTCCGAGGGCGAGAAGACCCGTATTGATATTGCCTTACTCCTCACGTGGAGAGCAATCGCCAAGCTGAAGAACTCAACCAACACAAACCTTTTGATCTTGGACGAGGTTTTTGATAACTCTCTTGATGTCACCGGTACTGACGAACTGACTAAACTCTTGAATGAGATGTCTGATACGAATGTATTCATAATTACACACACTAAAGGTGACGTTCTCACCGACAAGTTCCGAAGCCAGATCCGCTTCGAGAAATCAAAATCATTTTCGAGGATAGCGCCGTGATATACGATTTAGTGAAAGATGACAACCCAGTACTCCACACTCCGGCTGAGAAGTTCGACTTCAATAATCCGCAGATGGATCCTGTAGAGTTGTTTGAGAACCTCAAGGCAACTATGATCGCTAATCGTGGCGTCGGCCTTGCTGCTCCGCAAGTCGGAATATCATTAGCAGTATTTGTAGTTGGCCACCCAGACGACCCGAATAATGTATTTGCCGTATTCAACCCAAAGATTGTTAACTCTGAAGGCATTGTCGACGAGGAAGAAGGATGTCTCAGTTATCCTGGGATGTACATCAAGATGAAGCGACCGGCGACTATTCGCGCCAGATACACAACCCAGTCAAACGTCACAGACACTATCAAATTTGGTGGATTTACTGCCAGAGCTTTTCAGCATGAATATGATCATATCCTAGGGAAGGTCTTCACCAAAGAAGCGACTGGATTACAGCTAGAACGTGCCAAGAAACAGAAGAAAAAACTTGATAAGCTTCGCCAAAAAAACTTGACAAACTATATTAAATAGAGTATACTATGTATTCAAGATATATAAAGATGTTTATGATGGTTTGGTTGTCCGCGCTAGTCGCCCCTGACGATCATTTGTATGGCATTTTGATGTCCAACAGAAGGCTTGAAGAGTGTAAGGTTATTGTTTATGGAAAGTAATATTGTTGAAGTTGTCACAGCTCAAGAGTGGCTGAACTGCGAAGATAAGTTGGGCCATTATATGGAAAGCGTTGACTATGACATTTTAGTTGATTCTGACATGGACTTCTATTCTCCACCTCCTTTTGGCGGTGGCAATAGCGAGGAAAATATCATCTTCAAGTTTAGGCGAGGAGTCTTCACTGAAGAAGAACAGATTGGCGCTTATGATGGTCTGCTTGGCGCCGCCCAGCCGACTCAAAACCGTGGTCTTGCTTCTGGCGCTACTCGAGAAAAGCAAGGAGGTCGCGATTGGGTGACGCCAATGCATTTTGAGGTTCTTGACTATTACATGAACCAATCAGCCAGCCTATTTGATGACGAAGATCCTGTGGCAGCAATTGTACGGAAGCATGAAGTTGGTGAGACATCCGACACTCGTGGTATGGTTTGGTTGCGTTCTAAGGTGACTGACTCGGGATATAACTATGACACGTTCTTTGTTGAGAAAATGCGTCAATGGAAAGAGATGACCGCAGCCGAAGCTTCAGCAGACGCTACGCTAATACGAAAGACATTTATTTCTGATACAACATATGCCAATGCTGTTCTATCTGGCATTGCCGGATTCTTTGATCGGTATCCGCGTATCCCTTATGGTAGGTGTACGGCCTACACCGAGCAAAACTTTGACACTTACTCAATGTGTTATCCGTTTATGAGGAAGCTGTCCGACAAGTTCGAAGAGCTTCTTCCGGAAAGGTTTGCCGTACAGAATGCCGCTGCCGATAAACTTGACTCGAAATTTAGAGTGGCCGGTGATGACACGCCGTTCACTACCATCACAGTGAATAAGAATTTCCGCACGGCTTGTCACCGAGATGCTGGTGATTTGACTGAAGGTTTTTCAAATCTTACTGTTGTTGCTAAAGGCGATAAGAACTGGACTGGCGGGTATCTTGTATTGCCGGAATTCAGGGTGGCTATCAATATTCGTCCTGGGGATCTACTTCTCATCAATAACCACGCAGGGATCCACGGCAACACCGAGCTTCTTCCACCAGAAGGTATGACTCTGGCTGATATGGAGCGCATCTCCCTGGTCTGCTACTTTAGAGAGAATATGCTGAAGTTGGGTTCTTTCAAATATGAAGCTATACGCAAACAGTTTGTCGAGAGCAGGCGGTTGAACCAGGAACATAAATTCTGGAAACCGATGTGGAATGGTGTTAGCGCAAGTATGTGGGAATCAGACGAGTGGTATTGCTATCTCACTGATACAGGCAACAAAGATATGTTGGAAGAGTATCATCCAGAGGCTCTGGTCGCACAGTCTTCATTGGAAGGGTTTTTCTCATGATAGTCGTCACCGGTTCGGATGGATATATTGGTTCTGCCGTAATGGAGAAGCTGGAGGCTCGCGGGATTGACATTGGTGTTTGGGATATTCGAAAGCCAATGCTGAGTCCTATGGAATCTGTCACGTGCGTTGTGCATTTGGCTGCGTTGGTTAGGGTTGGGGAAAGTGTTAAACTGCCATTAGAATATTATGATACAAATGTAAACGGGACTATGAATGTCATCCGAGCGTTTCCTAATGCAAAAATGGTGTTCGCGTCAACTGGCGCGGCATTTTCCCCAGACTCTCCATACGCTCATTCAAAAGTTATGGCCGAGCAAATAATCAAGGATAGTTGTTCCGAGTATACCATTTTCAGATTTTATAATGTTGGCGGCGGGCGGCCAACTAATCCTGAAGGTCTTCCTCTGTGTATTAAGAACGCGATTCTCAACCAAGAGACGTTTACAATATTCGGTGACGATTATGACACCAAAGACGGCACCTGCGTCCGAGATTATGTTCATGTGGATGATATTGTTGACGCTATTATAATGGCAGTGGAATCACCAGCCGCTATGACTGATTATGAGCCTTTGGGTTCAGGCGAGTCGTACACTGTTATGGAATATGTTGAATCTCATCATTCTAAATATGGTAAGTTGTTTGACTTTGAGATTGGCGAAAGGCGCTCTGGTGATCTGCCTGTGTCTGAAGTTCCTTTCGTATCAAAATTTATGAAACCTAGTAAGAGCTTGAAGGATATAGTATGAAGAAAATATTAGTGACAGGATTTACACGCGCCGCATGTACTCGGGATTTTCATAAGACGTCTCAGATTGGCTTATGTACCGCCCATTATAGCTTTGTTGAGTGCTTGGAGGATATGGGGTGGCAGGTCGATCAGAGACCAGTGACCGCTGGCGAAGACCTCTCAAAATATGATAAAGTTGTTGTGTTCATGATGCATATCTCACCCTTCAACACATATATGTATGGCGGTTTGTGGGCAATCAGCCAAAGGCCAGATGTTCTTCTTGCTATTGAAGACTGGCAGTCTCCTAAGAATATCAATACTTGGGCTAAAGACGTTGACAAGACCTTGGCATCAATCACTAATGATTATTATATTAATAACGTAGTCGCCGAAAAGGAGTTAAAGCCTGAGTGGAAGTCTGCTTTCCGCGACGCATTATCCACTATCGCTTCCGGTACTCGCCCAGTGACTATGCCGACTCACCTTGGCGGCGATTATAAGATGTTGTTCCCAAACTGGGATCAGGATAAGATCCATTCTTGGTTTGCTCCTGCGTACACTCTACACCGAGAAGTTTCCCCAAGCCTATTCGAAGAGCCAAAGCAGAGAGTGTACAACTTTGCTGGTTTGATTCAGAGCGAAACTGAGAAGTGGTTCAACAAGGTTACTGACAATGCCACATGGCAGATCATGCAGTATGGTTCGAAGACGAAGAAGCAACGCAGATTGACTGAGCAGGAAATGATGACAACCTTCAAAGACCAGTGGGGAGTTCTTATGGCGGGATATTGGCATGCTGGATCAGGCTGGTGGCGTGCGCGCCCGCAGCAAACCGCTGATGTCGGCTCAATTCTTATCTGCGAGGATAAGGAAGGCGCTATCTTTGGCGACCCGTATGTTGGGTTGACATGCGCAAAGCTTGAAGGAATGTCTGATGAACAATTAATAAAACTTGCTTTTGACCAGAAAGAGGCGTATTATAGTTCTCAACCGATGGATAAATCCATCACACGCAGACAGATTGAGGAATATTTGGCATGAACTATTTAGTTGTTGGGGCAGGTTTCGCCGGTGCGGTTTATGCGCGCCAGCTTGCTAATGCAGGTCATAAGGTTACTGTGATTGATTCGCGCGACCATATAGCAGGTAATGCATACGACTACACCGATCATCATGGGATTCGCATCCACAAGTATGGCCCGCACATATTCCACACTTCCAACTTGAAGGTGGTTGAGTGGCTTGGGCAGTACACTGATTGGGTAGATTACAAGCATAAGGTTTTGGCGAAGCATACTGACGGCGAAATGTATGTGCTTCCCCCTAACAGGGATACTGTTGCCCGCATTGGCATGGAAAATATTGTTGACACGTTTTTTCGCCCATACACTAAGAAGATGTGGGATAAGGAAATTGAAGAGTTAAACCCAAACATTTTAAATCGAGTTCCTGTTTGTGATGACGACAACGACCTGTATTTCCCAAAGGACGAGTATCAAATGATGCCTCTTGGTGGATATACTAAAATGTTTCATCGTATTTTTGATCATGAAAATATTGAGGTGAGGTTGTCTACTGACTTTGATAAGGGTATGGAGGCGGAATATGATCACACCTTCAATAGCATGCCGATCGATGTGTATTATGATTATCAGTTTGGCGAGCTTCCGTATCGTAGCATCAAGTTCTCAACACACACCTTGCCAGAGAAGCAGATGTATGAGACTGCCACAACTAACTTCACGACATTTACTGGGCCAACCAGGGTCACTGAGTGGAAGAATTTCCCTGATCACGGCGATAATGATTCGGCAACAACCTTAACATATGAATATCCTTGTGACTATCGCGATAACGATATGGAAAGGTATTATCCAGTCAAAGACGTCGAGGGCATCAACGTTGCCGTGTACAAGAAATATAGATCCATAGAAACGCCAAATGTCAATTTCATTGGTCGTTGTGGAACGTATCAGTATCTAGATATGCATCAGGTCATCGCACAAAGCATGATTGGCGTGAATAGATTTTTAAATTCATAACTGTAATTGTTATAAATAACAAGGATGCCCTTAATGGGATCCTACTACTACCTTGCTGAACTTACTAGGAGGTCATAATGACTAAAAATGCAAATAAAGGTATGCACGT